TTGTTGTTCAACTCGAATATCTTGATATTCTCTACCTTCATTTGCTTCCATTATATTAGAAGCTAGCCCAGTATCTCCAGATAAAGCACTTGCCATACCATTTGGATCATTTTCTTTATTAAATGTTTTTCCGAGATCTTTGCCTGCGGGTGTATCTAAAAATGAGGTAGCTGTTCCAGATGCGGTTATACCACCTACAGCAACTGCACCTAATGTGCCTATACCAAGTGCTCCTAACCCAGCGGCCGCTCCTGCCGCGGCCGCTGCAGGTTTTGCCCCAGCTCCAGTTGATCGAGAAAAGCTTGGTATATTTGGGCCTTCATTATCTAATAAAGCAGCAAGTTTTGTTGCAATAGCTTGAGCAAGTAATTCTCTATCTTTGGCTTTTGTTTCCTCATTATTTGGTTCCATACCAGGTTCAATACCTGTTGCCTCTGCCTTTTCATCTTTAGGAACCACATTCATTATATCATTTGGTTGCACTTGTTGATTCGTATTTTCATCTTTAGGAACCACATTCATTATATCATTTGGTTGCACTTGTTGATTCGTATTTTCTAGTGTAGATGTTGGTTCTATTTTATAATGTTGTTCTAATATCTGTCGCATCTTTATTGTTTCTTGCAATAAAGAATTTTGAACTTTATTTTCACGTAGTTCATTAAGCATCATAGAAATACTTGCTAGTATTCTGTTATCTGATTGTTTTTCTTTTTTCTCTTTTTTAGGTTTTTCTTTTTTTTCAGATTCTTCTTTTTCCAATTCATTGGCAATTGGTTGTTCTAATGTTGGCTCTATTTTTTCTTCAGGCGTAGGTATTTTATTTGCATCAGGTGCCTTGGATATTGTTTCAGTTTTCTTTTCCTCAGTTTTAGGTAAAGAAAGATATTTTTTAATGCCTGTAAAGGGTGCAATAAGACCTTCGCCAAAATCTTTAAAATCTTGTACAATAGGTCTTTGTAAAGGTTTCTCAGTGTTTTCTTTTTCATCTGAGCTTTCTTTTTTCTTATCAGATGTTGAGGGCATAATATCTTCATTGTTAGAAGATTTGCCGGCTCTTTTATTTAAAACACGTGTTAAAGAATTTACAGATTTTCTAAGTTCTTTAAATTCTTTGGTTTGTTCATTTGTTTTATCAGATACTGGTCGTCTAATGATACGGCCAAGTTCTGTTAGTATACTTTCTTTTTCGGTATCCATTAACTAGGCTTTCTCATTACTGGTTTTATTCCTGATGGCGTAGGTGTTGGTGTTGGAGTTGCTGAGCATCCTGAGGAGACAGCTCCGCCAAAGCCGCCAGATCCGCCAAATCCAGACGTTGACGTTCCAGATGTTGAACTGCTACCAAAACCTCCTGATGCTGATGTACAAGATGCACCGGGTGACCCGAATCCTCCTGTCGACGGCGCGCCAAATGCTGGAGAGCTGCTTGTTGTTGACCCAAAGCCATTAGATGATCCTCCGAAGCTACTTGTTGAACTAGACATTGCCGAACCACTTGGCGGTGTATAAGTTGTTCCCGCATTTGACGGGAAATTCATTGTGGGGCCTGCCGCTCCACCTAATTTTTCCTGTGTACGTCCATATGCACTGATACCAATTACTGCACCCATTGCAATATGAAATAACCCTGCGCCTTGCAGAGTTAATGGTTGCCATTGGCTACTTACATTACCATGGCTAATCATTTGTAGTAAACTCCATAGTACAGGAAATCCAACGAAATCCATAAAGCAAACGACCATATACATCCAACCCATCATTGGACGCCATTTTGAATTCATCCAGTCTTCTTTTTTCTTTTCGCTGGCTGATGGTTTATATTCTTGTTCGTCTGCCATAATTATTCCTTTATTTTCCTAATTTTTTTGCTTTGATTTTATCATTTTCCTCATTAATATAAGCGACCAATAATGTAATATAAATTTCTCTTTCCCACGGCAACATATTCTCTATCTCTGTCAAAGAATATTTATGGTGATACGTCAAATTAAAATTTGTTTTATAATAATTTAACAAATTATCGTGAGAAAGAGTTAGACGAAAAAATTTTGTAGACCTTCTAATACAACTTGATTTATTCTATTGCATGCAGGACATACTTCATTTATTTCATGGACTATCTTTGGAATATATTTAAAAAATTCTTCTAATTTATCAAACTGTTTCTTTGTAAATGTATTTACAAAATTTTCTAATTCTTCATTAGTAAACGAATCTCGTTCATATACTTTATCTTTTGTATAAACACTATCAATACAATTACACACTAAAGATATTATGTGTTCGTTATTATTATCATCATGTATTTCTACAATTTCATCAAACTTAGGATATCGCATAATAACACCTACATCCTCAGAAATTAAAATTTTATTATTGATATTTTTATCTTTTTTAACTTTTACTTTTGTCAAATCCATTGCATGATCTATTTTATTTCCGCAATCGCAATTGACAATTAAATTAGTTGTTTCACTAATTGATTTAGCTCTAATATTTAAAAACAAATACTCAACATCAAAGTGTGCAAGTTTATTAATGTTTAGTGTTTTAAATGTGCAATTATCAACTAATTCTAAAACAATTCTAGAAATTTCTGCAGCATCTGTTTCAACATTAGTTAAAAGTATTTTATATTCCTTAACTAAAAATGGTCTATATTTTACTTTTTTATTTGTTGACGGCAAAATCAATTCATATATTGGAGTTTCTAATACTGGCAATGTCATAATAATTCCTTAATATTAAGTAGTTAATGGTGTAAATGTTACTGGGTCTTTGGTATCATCTGGGAAACTATTGGTGCTAGTAGAATCTAATCCAGTTGAGGCATGATATACCGCCCATTTTCTATAAGCAAAACTAACAGTCATTCGGTGTACTTGATTTGTTGCACTATAATCCAATGTCAATGGCGAAATTATTTTAGGAAATGCACTAATCAATGTTGCTTGATACTTTATATTGTCATGTTCATCTAATTGTTTTACTATAATATCAGATGCGTAATTTTCCAAATAGTTAACATTAAATGTATTTGGATATACTATATTGTGAATCCATGTATCAAAGAATGACTTTATATACATATCTTTATCAAGAAGAAAAGTCATATCTATACTATCACCGCCGTAATCTGAAGTTATGACTCTTTGTTGAGCAGGACCATATATTATATAAGGTTTAGTATGGATTGTCAATTGTGGCAAATGACTAATTTCACAAGCAATGCTAATAGTTCTGTCTTGTGATCCGAGCTGTTGCGCAGCAGGTGTGCTTGCTATTGCATTTGGCAAATTTATTTGTATTTCAAATCTATTAGGTTTTGCTAATCCGTTATTAACAAAACTTCTAAAATTATTTAAATTAAAAGTAGCCATTACTATCCTTAGTATGTATTGTTTTTATTAAATCTATTAAAATCTCTCCATACTATATTCTTTTGTGATTTTGCAAATCTTTCTATTGGCAATTGAGATGCAGTAGTCCAATCACTATAGGGTATTCTATAAAAACTAGATTTAACGTGAGAATTTAAATATTGTTTTACTGCAAACTTGGCAGGTCTAAGTTTTGCAACAGTTTCAAGCAATCTCCAAGATAATTTGATTCTTCTATCCACATTATTTTCATTACCTGTTGCATATTTCTGTAATTCTTCCAAAACTTTGAATCTTATGCCATATGGTAAATAGTGTAAATTTATTCCGTAAAATCCATCTTTAGTTTTTCTAAAAGGAAATACTAAAGGCAATCTGTCATAATAGGGCAGGTCATCTTTAAATTTTGGATCATACAAGTATAAGTACATTTCGCCAGGTACAATATTTTTTACTAACTTAGATTCAGCAATTAATTTATTAGTATTTGTACTTTGACTGCCTTTGAATAACAAAGCAATTTGATCTTGATACCATTTATAAGATCTTTCTTGTTCGAGTGCACTTACTCGAATTTCTTCAAACGGATTGTTTGTTGCCATTTGCTTTATCTAATCCTAAATCTTTTTCGGTTAATATAACGAATTTCATATTTCTATCTTTACAAAATTCAAATGCTGCTTTCCATTTAGCTTCATTTACGCCATACTGATATACTTCATCAATAAATCGTTTACTTGTTCTTTTTGGTCTATCTGGAGGTTTAGTAAATCGTTCTGGTTTTATTTCTACAAGATAAGTATCAACGCCGTTTGTTTTTGTTTCTACTTTTATGTAAAAATCTACAAAATATCGATGAATTTTATTATCTACAGGGGAAACATACGGAACAATTACTGTTTCTGAACCCCATTCTTTTATAGATGAATTTTCGTCACACCATTTCATAAAACGCAATTCCCATAATGATCTATAGATTACGTTAGATATATCTCCTTTGTATTTCAAAGGATTCTTCACTTTAAACCTGCCTTTATA